CAAGACTCTGACTCAGAGCGTCGCAGGAACGGCCTCTGTGACTGCAGAAGGCGTGGTGGGGACGAACTCCCCGATGACTATCGCTGGCGACACCACAGTGGCTATCAGCGGCGCTGTGGGGGTCTCCCAGGACACTGCAGTCATCGGCGTGGGCAGCGTCGAGGTAGTCGGAGTCGTCGGGATCGTCGGTGACATCGATGTGGTCGCGGTCGGGGCTACTGATCTGGACTACAGCCACTGTCGATGTAGTCGGGATCGGGGATACCGAGGTCTTCATCGTCCAGCGAGATATCGACTTCCATAGTGTCGTGCTTACCTCAGTGCCTACTGTGCAGGCCGTTACGCTGAAGTCGGAGCGAAGTGTCGCTATTAGCGCGCACAGACGCGATGTAGCTGTCACCGTTAAGGAGATCTGATGGACTTCTGGACTCTGCCCAGGCTAGGACGTGAGTACTACACCGTAGAGATCGTCACGACCCCTCAGCTCAGTGTCTGGGAAGTCAGCTTCGACCAGGGAGCTACCTGGAACGACATGGACTTCGACTCAGACACCAATGAGGCCACCATTCTGGTGTCGGGGCCTGACTTCGTTCCTGCTCCCGGGGACAACGTTTCTTTCGTCAAGCTGACATCTTCTGTGATGCCCTACATCCGAGCTAATGACAACCCTGAGGTCATCATCCGTACTACGCCCAAGATCGACCTCGTGTGAGGCTGGTGCCGCACGAGATGATGGATCTTAAGGAGGTCTCATGACCACAGTGGTTCCGGGTGGCCGTTATGGCGATGTCTTCGCCTATGACGACACTCCTATGGATATCCCGTCCGGTCGCACCTCTCCGTTCAAGGAGATCGGCGCTACCGGCGTCAAGCGTGCGGCGGGAATGATCGATGAGGAGTTCCTGCCTGCGCTGCGTGGTCGCAAGGCCATCGCTGTCTACCGGGAAATGTCCCAGAACGACCCGATCATCGGGGCGATGCTCTTCTCCATCGAGAAGCTGATCCGTCAGGTCGAGTGGACGGTTACCGGGAACGACCAGTCCCCTGAGAGTGCAGACGCGGTCAAGTTCGTCGAAGAGTGCATGGAGGACATGTCCCACACCTGGGACGACATGATCTCCGAGATCCTCTCCATGCTGGTCTACGGCTTCTCCTGGCACGAGATCGTCTACAAGAAGCGGATCGGTCCCTGGGAGAGCAACCCCGCCAACAAGTCCAAGTTCACCGATGGACGGATCGGCTGGCGGAAGATCCCGATCCGCTCCCAAGAGACTCATCTGCGCTGGATCTTCGATGAGAGCGGAGGGGTGAAGGGCTATGTGCAGATCCCGCCGCCGTACTACAAGACCTGTGTCATCCCCATCGAGCGTTCGCTGCTGTTTAGGACAGGCATCCACAAGGGCAACCCTGAAGGCACCAGCATCCTGCGTACTGCGTATCGGCCCTGGTTCTTCAAGAAGCGGCTAGAGGAGTTCGAGGCCATCGGCGTCGAGCGTGACCTGGCCGGTATGCCAGTGGCCATGGTGCCCAGCTCCTACATGAAGGCTGCCAAGGGCACCAACGAGGAGAAGGTCTACCAGTCGTTCAAGCGGATGGTCCAGAACGTGCGTCGGGATGAGCACGAGGGCCTGGTGCTCCCGCTGGAGTACGACGAGAAGGGCAACGAGCTCTTCCGCTTCGAGCTGATGTCCTCAGGTGGTACGAAGTCCTTCGACACCAACGCGCTGATCCAGCGTTATGAGCAGCGGATGCTCATGGTGACCATGGCCGACTTCCTCCTCCTGGGTCACGAGCAGACCGGCTCCTATGCCATGCACGTGGACAAGACTGGCATCTTCCGTGCCGCGCTGAACACGGTGACCTCGGCCATCGCAGATGTCTTCAACCGGCATGCGATCCCCAGGCTGTTCCAGGTCAACAACTGGAAGCTGGACGAGCTGCCCAAGATCACCCCGACCAACGTCGACCCGCCCAACCTGGCTGAGCTGGCTCAGTTCATGACGGCGATGTCAGGCCTGGGCATGCAGTTCTTCCCTGACCCTGACATGGAGAAGTTCCTGCGTGAGGTGGCCCACCTGCCTGAGCTGCCTGAAGAGGTGCTGGAGGCGCGTCGCGAGATGGCGATGCAGCAGACCGCGATGGACTTCATCGGCCAGAACACCAAGTTCGGCCTGGTCCAGGGCGGGATGACTCCTGAGCAGGCTCAGCTGGCTGCAGAGAGCCCACACGAGGCCCAGGTGCACAACGAGACCACTGGACAGATGCGTGCCCAGGCTGCTGGTCAGATGGATCCGCAGGTGATGGCTGCTCAGCAACAGCAGATGCAGGCCCAGATGGAGATGGAAGCCAACTCCCCGGCTGGTCAGCAGAAGATGGCGCAGGACGGCGAGAAGCACCAGATGGACATGAAGGCCAAGGAGATGGACCTCAAGATCCGGGAGAAGGATCACGCTCGTGACCAGAAGGCCAAGGACAAAGACTTCCGTCGTGACCAGGACAGCAAGGAGCGTGATTTCAAGCGTCAGCACACGGGCGCTGATCGCGACTTCCGGAGGGATCAGGCTGCTAAGGACGCTGATGTCCGTCGTCAGGCATTCCTAGCCAAGCTCAAGGAGGCCCAGGCTCGTCAGCAGGCGAACGCCAAGGCAACGAAGAAGGACCCCAAGGACGCCTTCAAGCGCAAGGGTAAGAAGTGATCTCTGCCTGGAACGTAGACCACGGGATCGTCTCCAAGACGTTTATCCCGGGAAAGGGCTATGTCTCAGCTACCAAGCTCGTGCAGGAGTCAGGCAAGCCCGCGCTTCGCACGGCTGTCAGAAACCAGAGAGCAGCCAAGTCGCGGGTAGCTGCCGAGGAGAAGGCGCATTTCCAGGAGTATCGGAGCCAGCACGACCTGAACACCAAGCTGCTCGATCAACTGGAGCGCAAAGGCAAGGCTCGACCGTCTCCCAAGGCTGGCGTGGCATTCGCTGAGCCAGACTTCATGACTGGGATGACCATGAAGGCTCAGAACATGGAGGCCTTCGCCATGCACACAGGTGGGCGTCGTGGTCGTCGGGTGATGGTGGTGCCTCCAGGTTCTTCTCAGCACACTGTCAACCATGAGATCGCTCACCTGACTCCTAAGCGCAGTGGCTATCGGCTTTTCCAGATTCTGGGTGATGGCAAGCGTCTGATGAGCGAGGAAGCTCGCGCGGAGATGGCCAGCGGTAGCAAGCTCTCTTATTACCGCAACGCCACGCCTGCGCAGGCAGGCTCGGGATACACCCAGGCTGCAGTCAGCCCGGAGGCTCAGCGCATTCTTCGAAGCCACGAGGAGCAGAAAGCGCTGTGGAACAAGGTTCCGGACAAGAAGATGTTTACTGATGAGTCGATGGACGCTTTCCGGAGAACCCAGGACAAGATCCATGCAGCTCGCAAGAGGCCTGCGGCTTACACCGCTCCGCGTGAGTTCCATGGCAACCAGTACGTGGATGAAAAGAAGCAGCGCAAGACTAGGCGCAACATCATGATCTTCGGTGGCGGTGCTGGAGCAGCAGGAGCTGGAGGCTATGGCTTCCACAGGTACAAGAAGAGGAGCCGGTCATGAGCGACTTCCTGGAGATGCCCAACAGCGCTGCCGAAAAGTCTTCGGTCGCCGAGCCCTCTACTGAGGGTGCCGCACGGGTGCGCGCTGAAAGTCTTACGGGAATCCGTCTTCGAGACACCAAGACGGGCAAGTTCGTCGCATCGCCCTCCCTGGTCACCAAGAAGTTCAACATCAAGGCCTTCAAGGGGCTGGGCGAAGCTACCGCTGCTGGGGTACTCGCTGGCTTCGTCGCCAACCAGCTCCCGCAGAACAAGAAGACCTGGGGGCAGACCACCAAGAAGGTGGAGCAGAAGCTGGACCCAAAGCTGTCTGTCACGCTGAAGAAGAAGCCTGACAAAGCTTGACTAGGCTTCTAGCCTGAGGAAGGACGAAAGGAACCGCCCATGGAGTTCATTCAGGCTCGTCACTACACAGTGGGACGTACCTCGCCGATCAAGCTGATCGTCATCCACGACATGGAGTACCCAGAGCGCCTGGACACTGCTGAGGCGGTGGCTAAGTGGTTCGCTGGTCCGAATGCTCCGCAGGCGTCGACGCACTACAACATCGACACCAACTCAGTGGTTCAGTCAGTTAGGGACCGTGACACTTCCTGGTGTGCGCCCGGAGCCAACAGCCAGGGGCTGCACTTCGAGCATGCTGGGTATGCCAAGCAGTCTCAGTCAGAGTGGCTGGATAAGTACGGCAAGCAGATGCTGGATATCTCAGCACAGCTGGTAGCCAAGAAGTGTCTGGAGTACTCGATCCCGATCAAGCACCTCACCCCATCTGAGATGCGGGCTGGAGCTCGTGGGATCTGCAGTCACAACGATGTCCGCCTCGCCTGGGGTAAGACCAGCCACACCGACCCTGGTCCGAACTTCCCGTGGGACTACTACATCTCCCGGGTGAAGCACTTCGCGCAACCCAGTAAGCCCGAGACCAAGCCCGACCCTGTACCTCCCGTCACACAGAAGGTGAAGAAGATGACCACACTCGTCCAGCTGGAAGGAAAGGACCCCGTGTGGGTCTCCGACCTGATCACCCGTCGCTGGATCCAGTCCCCCGCTGAGCTCAGTGCTGTCCAGCTCGCTCTCAAGGCTGCTGGACTGCCTACTACTGTCAATGTGGTTAAGTCTCTGGCCCCTTACGGGGTCGTCGTCGGAAAGGAACCGTCCTGATGGACAAGATCGCCCCCTACTACAAGGCAGTCGCTGGCTTCCTGATCCCCTTCCTCACCCAGATCGCTGCAGCTCTCACTGCCCGCAGCGACGGCGGCACTACGATCACGCAGTCCGAGTGGCTCACCGCGATCCTCACCAGCCTGGCTGCCGGTGGCGTCGTCTTCGCTGTTCCCAACAAGAACAACGACCCTGTCCCTCCGCAGATGCTCGCTGCTCTCACTGACCCGGAGAACAAGGATCACCCGTGAAGCTGGTGAAGATCAGCAAGGCGATGCCGGATGCGGCCGACTGTCATGTTCTGGGCAGCGGTCGCGTCCGTGCTCGCAAGCTGAAGCGTCGTGACAAGAAGGACACCTTCAAGCGATGACCTCGATGTTCGGGCCGAACCAGTACAACCAGGGTGTTGTCACTGACACCGGATGGATGACACTGACGCTGTCCGACACCACCAACTTCGCGCTCTACAGCTCACAGCCGATCCGACTACGTCAGATCCATCGGATGGTCTACCTAACCGGCGCGCTAGATCTGCGAACGGCTACGTTCATCGACAACACGTCGGACCACATCTTCTGCACCATCCCTGATGGCTTTCGTCCGGTAGCGCCGATGCTGCCGGTCTTCGTCTGCCAGGGGACGAGCCTGAATCGCTGGTGTCTGCGGGTCTACCAAGACGGCACCTGCTCTGCACAACGTTATGGACCTGGCGCTTCTGTCGTCGGTACCTGGCTCCCTTTCAACGTGACGTGGGCCTTGGACTGAGTAGAACCCTCCGGGAAGATGTCACTAGGAGGATTAAATGGACTCGTTCTTCAACAAGGATGTCGCGGACTGGATCACCAAGTCGATGTCCAGGATGGACCCCGACGAAGCGGAGATGTTCGCGCAGTTCTTCGTGTACGAAGTGCACAAGCAGGACATCGAGAACAACCGTCGTACGCTCGACCGTCACGTAGAAGAAGTGACGAAGTCGCTGCTCGACGACCTTTCTCCTGAGGATCGCGAGATCGTCTCCAAGGTGCTCATCTCCAAGGACTTCGATACTCCCTGGGAGAAGGAGTTCCATCAGACTCAGCCGCGCGGCAAGGATGGCAAGTGGCGCAAGATCAAGTTCTCTGGTCCTAGCTTCGAGTTCGGCAGCGGCAAGTCCAAGGTGGATGTCACCAGTGCGCTGAACCGTACGGGCAAGGCTGGCACCGCATTCGCGGACCGCTGGACCGAACGTGGGCCGAACGATGCCTCCACCAATGAGCGCACCTACCGTCGTGTCGAGGCGGGCGCCAAGCTGCTCGGGAACATCCCGGGGAAGCACGCTCAGGCCGCATCGGCTGTCGGTCAGTTCGCTGGACAGTTCGGTCCCGAGGCTGAGAAGGTCATCGGTCCTACTGCTCGAAGGACTGCGTATCGGTACCGTGGAACGGAGCGCAATCCCGATGCTCGACTGCTCGGCTTCGTGAAGCAGCAGGAGGGAACCGAGCTCAAGCGACTCAACAGCGACGCGGACTTCCGTCGTCGTGGTGGAGCGGACAACCTGACGCCGGAGCAGAAGATGGCGGTCTCCGAGGATGCCGCCGCTGCCTACCTCTACTCCCGGCTGCCCAAGAAGTCGCTGGCTTCGCTGCAGCGTGCCTCAGGCAAGCTTCCGCCTTCTGAGGGCGTGATCATCAACCGCGACGGGGAGATCGTCACCCAGTCGGTCGGCTACAACGAGGACCACTACCTGCCCTTCAACCTGAAGAACCTCAAGGGCCTCAAGGGTGGGTCTTACGTTCGTACTCGCTCTACGGGTGGACTGACCTCAGAAGACATCTACACCGGTCTGGTGGCTGGTGCTCGGTCGATCACCGTGGTCTCTCGTTCTGGGGTGTTCACCCTGGACTTCGAGGACGACCTGCGCGGCGGGCGTCGGTACTCCGACAAGGCCCGCCAGATGGTCGGTCGCTACGCCCAGACGCTGGATGCAGTGCAGTCCAAGCAGGTCGCTCGTCGCGGTCTGACTCCGGACGAGAAGGCTGAGATCCGCGACGAGGTCGAAGCTGAGACCGATGGCATGGGTTACAAGGCTCATGAGGTAGAGGCCATGATCAAGGAGCGCGAGCAGGAGTACTCGCGTCAGCCACACCTGACCTCCGCAGAACTGGATTCTGTCAAGCGCAAGGCGCTGGAAGCCACCGAGTCCTACAAGGGCGCGAAGACCGAGGGCACCGAGCGCATGCCGGATGACCCTAAGAAGCGCTACAAGATCTACTACGGCCAGTTCATGGACGAGCTGATGGAGGACAAGGCCAAGCGGATGTACCAGCTCGATGCTGATGGCTATGACGCTGCTCAGCAGGCGCTGCGTGAGCAGTTCCCGTACTTCGTGGCTGATGTGCGCGTGAAGCGGGTTCCTGGCGAGGACAAGAGCGAGGACGCTGGCTATGTTCGACCCAACTACATCCGCCCGAAGGCTGTGCGAGCTGGCTACTTCGACGAGGAGATCAACGGTCGAGGCAAGTTCGCTGCTTCTGAACTTCACTATCAGAACTACAGTCATGGTCGGAGCGGACAGCCTGCTGCTGATGGAGCGACTGCATCGACGGGTGCGACCAAGACGGCTGAGCCGAAGAAGCTGAACCTGGCTGAGGCCAAGGCGATGGGTAATGCCCAGAAGCTGCACCGTGAAGCTCTCAAGCAGGCTGCTGACGCAGGTGCCAGCATCATCGGCACGGACCCGGACAACAACCGGGAGTGGAAGCACCTGTCGGCGTACCGGAGCAACCCGGACAGCCTCAGCACGATGTCTGCACAGGGCATCCAGGATCTGATCAAGGATCTAAACAGCCTGAAGCTGAAGGTCGACGCGGGTGGTACCGAGGCAGACAAGGCTGTACTGGCGCAGCACCTGAAGGTTCTGGATGACACTGACCGTCAGATGAAGGGCTCGGAACTTCTCGACCGAGCTAACTTCGATCCTGGTGTGGTCTCCAAGTACCCCCAGCGGTTCAGCGAGCAGCCCTGGCACACCCGTGGCAACCCCAGTCACGTGTATACCCAGGCCTACGACAAGATCGCGCAGCATGCTCGCGTGGAGCGAGTTCCTGCTACTCCTACCGACGAGCAACTGCAGGCCATTCAGCAGGGCTACGCCGATGTGCATTCCGCTTCCAAGGCGTTCGCCAAGAACCCCAGCGACTCTGCGGCTCAGCTCAAGTTCATGTCCACCCTGGGTTCACAGAACTTCCCGGAGCCTGCGATCCTCAAGGCACGAGACGCTGCGCTGGCTGGAGATACTCGCGGTGTGGAGCTGCTGGCTCAAGAGACGGGCAACAAGGCCACAGCAGTCTTCGAGCTCCGATCCATCCTTCAGGCGGCAGGTGGCAAGCTGGATCGTTCAGGCGGCGAGGCTTCTGCGGACACTGTGACCAGTGAGGTAGTTCGATCCAACATCCCTGAGCAGGAGCTGCACAAGCGAGTGCGGGCGATGATCCCGAACATGCCTAACAAGGGACTGCAGCGCGGGGTCGAAGAGCTGGCCAATGCTCTGGAGTTCGGTGATAAGCGATCCGTGGAGGAAGCGCTGGAGAACCTGCCTGAGGACATCGCTAATCCGATTCGACGTGAGATGCGTGGTCAATGACCACAGTCATTCCAGACCCCTATCAGGAGTTCCTGGCTCAGGACCCCACGATCCTGCGACCGCTGGAGCAGCAGCAAGCTGAGGTGGTTCAGCGGGGTCATGGGGTACTGACGGCTGCCGTAGGACTGGGCGCTGCCTACATGGTGTACCGGCAGTACATGCGTAGGCGGATGACTGAAGAGATCACCAAGATGGGGCCTGGTCTGACGCGACGAGGTCTCACCCTGGCAGCTGCACTCGCCTACAACGCCTTCGTTCCCCGCTGGGTATCTCTGACCGTTCCGTACCTGGTGGCTGGCTACCTGGAGGGGGTGCGGGATGCTCAGGCGGGCTCAGTACCGACTGAGGTGCTCCAGAAGATCGCCGAAGGCTACGCCGAGGAGCTGGGACGGCATCTGAACCAGGTCTCGGTCGACTCGATGCTGGCTGGCTACCAGGCGCAGGTGAACCGCAGGGTGCCTCCGATGATGGCTGCTCGTCGTACCGCAGATGCCTACGGTGTTCCTAAGCGGGGGATGAACGCCCTGGTGAACGTCTGGACTTCTGAGGAGAAGGCCAAGTTCACTGACCAGGTGCTTCCGTCCTCACGCGAGGAGCGAGCTCAGGCGATCATCGAGGCTCAGAATGTCCTGCGGGCTCGTCAGGTCGGTGAGTCTGAGGCGTACGCGGCCAAGACCCAGGCCAAGCAGATCGTCTGGATGTTCGGCGTCGACAAGGGCCTCGTGCCCTCCTCAGCGCGTCGAGTCTGGATCACTGCTGACGACGAGCGGGTCTGTGAGATCTGCGGGCCGATGGACGGCAAGAGCGCTCCGATAGGGGCAAAGTTCGTCACCCCAGACAAGAAGGAGTACTGGACTCCGCCTACCCACATCAACTGCCGGTGCGATGTGGTGCTCGACCTGTCGATTACCGATGAGGTAGCCAATGAGATCACCTCACTCCTGGAGGAGGAGGCAGTCACCAAGTCTGCCCCTGGCGATCCCTTCGACCGGGATCGTCGTGGACGTTTCGCACGAACTGAGACCCGGGGTCGCCAGTACAAAGAGCGCAGCGCAGAGGTCGATGCTCTTCTGGCTCAGGTCAACGAAGCGCTCAGCAAGCCTGTGACCACCGAAGAGACTGGCACTCGTAAGCTGGCGAGCTCGAAGCTCAGTAGCGGTTCCAAGCTGTCATCAGGCTCGCTGGCCCCCAAGTCACTGGTTCCGACTGCCGGTTCTAAGCTCGCTGGTTCTCTGACTGGATCAAAGGTTCAGCGTGGCGTGGGAGCCAAGTCGATCAACATCAATTTCCGGTCGGCGCTGTTCGAGCGTGGACCGATCCGGGAAGGCCCGATCAATACCTTCGATGGCACCTGGTTCGAGCTGGATCACCCGGTGGTCTATCTAGACACCAGCATGGGTAGCGATCCGGTGGACTACTCCAAGGAGCCCATGATCCTGATCGAGCCTGATGAAGATCTGTTCGAGCTGCGTCGGGATGATTCCATGCCCGATAAGTACGAACGTTCTCTGGCTATGCGACTTCGTGAGCACTGGATGGAAGTCGAAGACCGCCTAATCCAGGAGTGGGGTCAGAAGTCCAACGAAGAGCGATCCTACTGGGATGAGGACACTGGTCTCGGCTACGTCATCGAAGAGGATGACTATCTAGATGCTCTGGTCAGCGCGATCAACCACGCCGACCAGGATGACCGGACCAACACGGCTCGTCTTTACGGTTACGGCGAGAACCATGACAACTTCATCGATGTGCCACTGTCCAAAATCGCTAACGCCACTGATATCTATGCCGATATCGCAGACGAAACTCCACACCTGATCGTGATCAAGCACGGGTACCCCGGAGTCGCTGAGCGGAAGCGTGGTGATGTCTGGACTAATCCCGGCAAGTTCAAGCTGATCGGCGACGCTACTTCTGAGCGGTACCTAACTCATTACGACTACCAGATCCACTACGCCGAGCCGGTGGATCTGCTCGACGACTAGTCCTTGCTGATGACAGGAGAATGAAGACATGAACCGGACTGAGGATCGCGCCCTTACGGTGCTCGACGCCCTCTACGGGGATGGCGCGTGGGAGATCAGCAAGGCTCTGAGCGAGAAGCAGCGCCACGAGCGCACACAGGCACGGGTAGGTCTCGCCTCCAACGTCGTCGGTCTAGCTGCCGGTACTGCGGCTCTGGTGACCGCAGCTAAGAACCCGGCCCTGAAGCGCGGAGCGAAGCTGGCTGATGCAGGGCCGATGACTCGGTTCATGGCTCGCAAGTTCCGTGTTACCCCCACCACTGCTGCGCGGATGACCCGTGCGGGGGCCGCAGGCGCGGTGGGGCTCCAGGCTACGAATACGGTCGGTGACGTGGTCGCCAACCGGGTGCTCGCTCGGGAGTCCAAGAAGGGCGTGGTCAAGAAGGCTGACAGCCCGTCGCAGTACAAGATGAAGGCGCTGAAGGCTGGTGTGAACACCACGGCCAGTGCTGCGAAGGCTGCTCCGGCTGTCGCGTCCACTGCTTCAAACGCTCTGGTCGGGGTTACCAAGGCTCCGATCATGACTGGCAAGAAGATGGCCAAGATCGTCGCCGAGGTCAATAGCCCCGACCCTGCTGTCCAGGTGAAGACCATCAAGAAGAGCGTCGATCTGGCGATCAAGGGCGAGGTGTCCAAGATGAACACCGAACTCAAGCAGGTGTTCGGCTGGGCCAGTGTCATCGAGGTCAATGGCGAGCCGGTCATCGACCTGCAAGGCGATGTGATGACCATCGACACCATCGAGAAGGCTGCCTACAACTACGTGCACTCCTCTCGCAAGGGCGGACGTCAGCACGCACGGGTGGGCGAGGAGCCGCTGCATGTCTCCGACATGATCGAGTCCTTCGTACTGACGCCTGAGAAGAAGGAGCAGATGGGCCTTCCGGACACCACTCCGACTGGCTGGTGGGTCGGGTTCCAGATCAATGACGACGACACCTGGCAGCAGTACAAGGACGGGAAGCTCAAGGAGTTCTCCATCCACGGGTCAGGTACTCGAAAGGCACTGGAACTCTGATGCCGTACAAGAGTGATAAGCAGCGTCGGTTCATGCACGCCAAGCATCCGGAGATCGCTGCGCGCTGGGATGCTGAGATCAGGGCCAAGAAGAAGGTCGCCAAGCGGATGGACCCGGACAAGCGGCTGCGGGCACAGAAGAAGATTCAGGCCGGTACTTCTATCGCTGGTTCGACAGTCGGTCTGACCGGTCTGGGCATGCTCGCTGCTTCGCGAACTCATCCTGGCGCTCTCAAGCAGCTGCCAAAGGTCACTGCACTCGGTGGTGGCATCGGTGGAGTGGGTGGGTTCAACTTCGCTTCCATCCAGAATCAAGAGGCCAAGAAGAAGCCTCCTCGTCAGAACGTGTTCGTGGTCCGCAACAAGAAGCAGATCAAGAACATCAAGTCCGGGCTGCAGCCCGTTACGAAGGGATTCACCATGGACTTCGGGCTTAGTGGCGTCCGTCAGGGCGAGGACGTCGAGGTCATCTCCAAGCGGAAGTACGACACCGAGGCGTCACTGGCGGCTGACAAGAAGGCGCACCGCAACGCGGGAGGCGCTCAGACAGCTGGCACCGTGGGTCTCGGTGGCGTGATCGTTCGGAACACCGCTTCGGCTACGGCAGACATCAACTACCTGCGCGGCAAGAGTGCTCCTTACAAGAGCCAGAAGTACAACCTGAAGGCTCAGAACAAGACCATCCGAGAGGCATACACCACCGCCACCAAGGCGGGCTGGAATGGTCACGAACCGCTGAAGCGGCGGGCTACTGTCAAGCCGATGGCTAAGTTCGCTGTGCGCGCTGCGAAGAACAACCCGCATGCCACCGCTGGTAGGGCTGGCGTGGGCGTGGCTGCTGTGGGTATCCCCACCGCTTTCGCACTGGCACACCGGGCCAGTAAGCAGCGGGATGAGGCCAGCCGTCTGCGCAGCGTGGAGCGGCGTAAGCAGATCGGCAAGTCGCAGAGCTGGATGAACATCTCTGAGCATGAGCGTCGCGCCCGGGACAGCCGTCGCACCGGCAAGCGGGGCGAGGCTATGGCTGGTGTGGGCGGAACGGTGATCGGTGGTGCTGTCGCGCACAACATCCAGTCGGGAATGAAGAAGGGGTCGACCTTCGAGCAGGCTGGTCGCGCTGGAAAGAATCTGAAGACCACCGCGCAGAACGTCCCCGCTATTAGGCGACTGGGCAATTCCTGGGAGCGTACGGCTAAGTTCACAGGGAACAGTCTGAAGATGACTGCGAAGGATGCTCCGCACGGAACTGCTGCTCTGGCTGGCGGCGCGCTGCTGGCTGGCGGCGTGGCTACTCGTATCGCTGCTCGCTCCAATGAGAAGCGTCATGACCGGGCTATCGCTCAGCTTCGTCGCAAGCGCGTGGCCAAGGCCTACAACCCGGAGGACAAGCGTCTGCGGCGTACTGAGAACACGGCTACCGCGCTGAGTGTGGGATCAGGTGCCTCTGCTACCGGTGCCTTCATGTTCGGTCGCAAGGCTGTGGGCGCTAAGGGCACGGGGATGAAGGGCCTGCGAGCGAAGTCCCTTCCTCACTTCAAGGTCGGGCTCAAGAACGCTGGTAAGGCTGGCGGTCTCGGAGCCACAGCAGTCGGTCTGGCAGTCGCGTCTGACCGGGTGCGGAATTACCGACACGGGTCGGGTAACACCTACCGACAGCTTCATCGATGAGGGTATTGCGGACCCTAAG